TCTCGAAGAAGAAGGATAAGCAGTTAGATGATGATGACGGTCGTACAGGTGCGGTGATTACAGCACACACCAAGAAAGCTCGTCTAACCATTGAAGATAAGAAGGTTGAAACCTGGCTTAACTATGCCAGCGGTCTTGATCCTTATTATGGTTTGGTTGCCCTTGCTGAAAAGTTTGATATCTTCAAGAAGGTATCAACTCGATATGAATTGCCTAATGGTGAAAAGGCATTTGAATCACAGATTAAGAAAACACCAGAAAAGTACTTTACTAAAGAGGTCCTCGACCAAATCGATGAAGCTTGCAAGGGTGAGTTCTTGTATGGCGAATCGAATGTGACAGAAGTGGAGGAAGAAGATGCTTGATCTAGGTAAAGATTTCAGATTTCGGGATGACATGCACAAGCCTGGTGAAGTTGGTGACACCATACCAATTGAAGTCTTGACAGGCCCTTATAAAAATGTTATATATCGTTATGTGAAGATTGGTGTGAAAGAGAAGGATGATGGTGAGGCTGTTCTACAGTTCATTTATGACCTCTTCGAAATGGGAGATCATACCGAAACTTCTCTGAGGAATGATAAGAGATTTACTGAACATATCGGGCTAATTCTCAATCATTTGATTTTGGAAACATTAGAAGGGCAAGATGATGACGCTAGAGAAAACTATTCTGAGGAACCTGATAGCCAACGAAGACTATCACCGAAAAGCCCTACCATTCATCAAAGATGAATACTTCAGTGGAGAGGACAAGATCCTCTTCACTCAAATCAAGAAGTTCGTTGACAGATATAGTCAACGCCCAACCATTGAAGCATTGACTATTGAAATTGACTCCATGCGTGGAGTTTCAGAAGATGAGGCTAAGGCGTGTAAAAGCGCCTTAGCTTCTTTCAATATTCATGCTGAAGTCAATGAGCAATGGTTGATCGATAGCACAGAAGAGTTCTGTCAAGAAAAGGCTATCTATCAGGCCATGATGAAGTCTATTGACATTATGAACAAGAAAGATGCCACTCTGCAAAAGGGTGCTATACCTTCTTTGCTTACAGAAGCTCTCGCAGTATCGTTTGATCCTAATATCGGGCATGACTACTTCGAAAATATTGATGAGCGATACAGGTTCTATCATCGTATTGAAGAGCGTATACCTTTTGATCTCGATTTCTTCAATAAGATAACCAAGGGTGGTTTGCCCAAGAAAACATTGAACATTGCTCTTGCTGGCACTGGTGTTGGTAAATCTTTGTTCATGTGTCATTGTGCAACAGCAAATATCACTGCTGGTTTGAACGTACTCTATATAACAATGGAAATGTCAGAAGAAAAGATTGCAGAACGCATCGACGCTAATATCATGAATGTTGATATCCATGATATCGAAAAGCTATCAAGAGATATGTATGAAAAGAAGATGGAAGCTGCAAAGTCGAAAGCACACGGCAAACTTATCATCAAAGAGTATCCTACCGCAGGTGCAGGATACAACCACTTTAGGAGTCTGTTGAATGAGCTTAGACTTAAGCGAAATTTTGTTCCTGATATTATCTACATCGATTATCTCAACATTTGTTGTTCTTCTCGCATTAAAGCTGGATCGAATGTCAACTCCTACACACTCATCAAGTCAATCGCAGAAGAGCTACGAGGTTTGGCAGTGGAGTTCAACGTCCCTGTCGTATCAGCAACCCAAACAACCAGAAGCGGATACGCAAGCTCGGATGTCGAACTCACAGACACCTCAGAGTCCTTCGGCCTCCCAGCCACCGCAGACTTGATGTTTGCCTTGATCTCGACGGAAAAACTTGAGCCGCTTGGTCAGATTATGGTCAAGCAATTGAAGAACCGTTACAATGATCCGACAAGCAATAAAAGATTTGTCGTGGGGGTTGACAGAGCAAAGATGCGCCTGTATGATGTGGAACAATCTGCACAGGATGATATCTTGGATTCTGGTCAGACAGAACATATCACAACAAACAATTCTTACTCTAACAAAGATAAGTTCAAGAAGCTCAAGGTCTCGTAATGGCAACACAGCAACATGTCAAAGGTTTCGTGGTAGTATGCCCACATACCAAAGGATATTATGCTTACGGTACCTTTGGTCTCACGACATATGAAGCATGGCTGAGATATTGTGGTGCCCAACATGATGATCCAGATATTTCACGAAAAATCCAAGCATGGCATGACCGTGGCTATAGAGTACGAGAAGCAACGCTTACTATTCATCCAGGAGACGATGAACAATGATCAATAAACTGGAAATGCCACTTGAGCAATTTGCCGAAGCTGTTGCTAAAGAGAATAAGCGACTGATTTCTGGACCTGGCGGCATCATGGAAATGAAGCAGACCATCGCAGACAAAGAAGCTGAGATTGAACGCCTTACAGCAGCCTATGAGATTGCTACCAACACGCTCAAGATTGCTGTTGAAAAGATTGAAAAGCTAGAAGATAAATTGGCTGAAAGAGTAGTTTGGACCGAAAACTATGGGCAAGGTTCTGAACCTTGGTTAGATAAGGAGTAAGACATGACATATCAAAACGAATCACAAGCATATCCAGCACCAGTCGTTGATTGGGGTCTTAGAACATATCTTGTTGGTGTGTTCAATCATATGGCAATCGCATTGCTAATCAGTGCAGTTGTTAGTGCATACATTGGTCTCACTCCTGAGATTGGTGCTGCTATTTGGGGAACACCATTCAAGTGGGTTGCTATCTTTGCACCTCTTGCATTTGTGTTTTTGTTTGCATATATGGCCGATAGCATTTCGTCAAGCACAGCAAGAACTATGCTCTATGTGTTTGCTGGTCTGATGGGCCTGAGTCTTAGTAGCATCTTTATGATCTTCAAGCTTGGCAGCATTGCTAACGTGTTTTTCATTAGTGCTGCAACATTTGGTGCTACTGCATTGTATGGCTACACCACCAAGCGTGACTTGAGTAGCATGGGTTCGTTTCTTATGATGGGCGCTATCGGCTTGATGATTGCTGGTGTCGTCAATCTGTTTCTACAGAGTAGCGTTATGGCATTTGCCATCAGTGTGATCGGTGTGCTTATCTTTGTTGGCTTCACCGCATATGACATGCAAGATATCAAAGAGAAATACTACGAACTAAATGATGATGAAGAAATTCGTAAGGCTGGTATCTTTGGTGCAATGAACCTTTATATGGACTTCGTGAACATCTTTATCAATCTGCTACAGTTGATTGGAGAAAAAAAGTGAACGAACTGATTGAAAAGTATGCTATCAAGATAGCACTTGGTAATAATGGTGGTGAATGGGCTACTCATTATACTGAGAAGCAAAAAGAACTTTGGCGTGAACGTGTCAGAGAACTTATTGAAGATATAAAGCTAGAATTGGTGAAGTGATGACTGAAATTCGTGATGTATATGAAGTGATTGACGATATCTTTGAACTTGGTAAAGACGACGGTGTGGCTGCACTGAAGGTTCTTTTGGATAACGGTAGCATCGACGGCGATCATCATAAGATGTGGGTAATCGATCAGGCGGTCAGACATCTTGCTGGTCCTTTCTATGATGAGTTGATTGCCGCCTACAATAACGGCGAAGATGGTCCTGATACGTATGAATGGGATGTGGGTATACCTCCGTGAACGATAAATTTACCAGACCAAGACCAAATGCTTTTTGGTTTAGTATTGCTATTTTGGTTGGATGCTGGTATTTTATTGTTCAACAGGTTTACCATATCTACTATTATATAATTGATAACTGGATTAAAAAGGAAAAGAGTGATGAATAGACGTAGTATGTTATCATTTCTTGGTATTGGTGCTGTTGGTGCATCAACTCTTGGCACTCAAGCTAGTGTTGTACCTTCTACTCATGGTGCGTTATACGGTATTGACAGCGCAGCAAAAATAGCGTATGATACAAAAGATAACGCCGTATATCTCAAAGATATGCAGGAGCAGTTATCACTAATCACTGGCGATCCTGCTAAGTGGATTGCTGATAGGCTTGCAGAAGAATTGAAAGATTGGCGAATGGGTTATAGTAGCACTCATTATTCTAACATTGATCCAGACATTCGCAACATGAAGTCAATTACAGAAGCAGCCAAGATGCGTATGTACTTTGAGCGTAAGGTGAGACGACAGATGGAAATAAGTAAGCAATCATTGTCGCATCGTATCGCAGAATATTTGGGAGTGAAAGTATGAGTAATACCATCACACAATTGAATCCACCTATCCCAAATAATTATCTAGAAAAATTGTATGGAAAGAATGACTGATAAATTGCCAGAATATGTTGCATATCTTGACCGATTGCAAAAACAAAAAAACGATGCGGCCGCAAAGTATAGAGCTGAGGCTGTAGAATGGTGTGCTGAAAATTTAAAAACTGATAGTGGGAGAAAAAAGATGGCAATCTGGAAACTTGAGACTAGATACAAGAAGAACATCAAAGAAATTGAGTACTTCTCCAAAGATGGAGTCTTCATTGAATTTGAACATTGGTGGCGTTGGGGTTATGCCAAGTTTGAAGTACCTGATGATGTAGACTTTGCGGCCTATCTGAAGAATGATTTGGACCTTGACCTTGAAGGTGATGAAGGTATAGATATACATTCGACAGAGTATGATGTTATCGACCATGCTTTTGATGATGGTGTTGCAGGTTACTGGAACTTCCCAGATGATATGGATGAAGAAGAGCGTGAGCGTATCGAAGAGCTTTATAACGATACATGGACCGAAGGGCTTGAGAATGATGGATGGAAGCCACTTGATATGGAAACCGTATTCTATGGTCCTTTTGACCTAAAGAAAGAAGAAGCCTGATGTTCTATCGTAAGAAACCTGTCATCATTGAAGCAAAGCTATTGACCGAGTTCAACTATCGTGATTTAGCGGAATGGTGTAATGGTGTCGTCCGTGCGCGAGAAGATAACTTTGAGCCATATATCAACATCTATACTCTTGAAGGTATAATGAATGCCACTCTTGGTGACTACATCATCAAAGGTGTGAAGGGTGAGTTTTATCCATGCAAGCCAGATATTTTCTATGCAACATATGAAGAATTGAGTGAGGATGATAATGATAGAAGCTTTCGAACGACACCTACAGGCTACAACTTTCGCTCGTCAGGCCGAGAAGGCGACAACTCTTGATGAACAGATAAAGTTCTGTCAAGAGTTCTTAGCCAAGAATCAAAAAGCTTTACCGCCTATCAATTTGGGTGGTGATCATTATTCTATATCTAAAGATGTTGCGACATTTCATTGTGACATCATAAACAAGAATGTGAAAAGACTTCTTGTTAGTTATCGTCTCAATGAGTATGAATCGATGTTCATGTCAGAAATGGAAAAACAAGAACACATAGGTAGTAAATTGAGAGATGGTCTTATGAATAGCATTCTTACTTCTGGTGCTATTCAAACGGATAATGTCAAAGATTTTAGCACCTGCTCTGTCGTCTATACTGCAAAGATAGGAGTTTACATACCATGAAGTACTATGTCACAGTCTCCCAACAGGATGATGATTATGTTTGGGAGCTTTATGAAGTGGCTACAGACCGTGTTATCAATACCTTCTACTTTGAAGAAGAGGCCCTTGAATATGCGGTCTTCTATGACGAAGGTGGTGGATTCGCAGGATTCACACCAGCTTTCATGCTCCAGAGTGTTACACAACCTGTTACAAATGTAAACGATGAGTTTACACGAATCTTCGTCTAGGAGCGCCCACCTCCAGCACCTTTCATGGAAGCGGCTACCATAGCACCCATCCCAGGGTCGACCGCTGGAGGCGTCTCCAGGTCGATCCGCGGGTGGGTGCGGGCCTGTGGAAACCCTGCAATCCGACCACCAAACTGTCAAGATTTTGACATTAGACTAAAGTCTAATAGCTTGGCAATAAAATAATGGTTGCATCCACCACCAATTCCTGTATCCTATATCCATGATGAGAAATGAGAGAAAGAGAGACAAGAGCATGGCAATAACGATCAATCAAATCAATCAGGCTATCATGTTCGGTGAGTTGACTAATGACCAGCTGAACAGTGTTATTGCAGCGGTCAAGTTTGCTCGCAATGAGTTGGGTAAGACTAAGCGGTGGGCCTTTGATGTTGGATCTAAGGTCAAATTTGCTAGTCGCGGTGTCGTCTTTATTGGCACGGTCGAAAAGATTATGACCAAAAAGATTTTGGTCAAAACGTCAGTTGGCAATTACCGTGTTCCTGCTGAAATGCTAGAGGCAGCGTATTAGACTAAAGTATAAGAAGCTTGGCAACAAATAGTTCTTGCTTCTTCCACCAAATCCTGTATCCTATATCCATGATAAAGATTTCAACAGGAGCTAGACAATGAGACGATCCAACGCCGACCGCTTCATCAATACCTACCTTGATGTAAAAGATGGCTATGACGTTATCTGCACCGCCGAGGCTCTTGCCCGATACCTGCGTTGCCCCGTCGAAGCCATCTTCGAAGGCGCTTTGAATAGCGAAGTCGCCCGTGATTATCTCATCCGCGTTATGCGTGGCTTCCAAAACCAATCCAACCAGTGAGGCAATAAAATGGCTACTCGTTCCGCTATCGGCTTTCTTGAGTATGATGGTTCTGTCACCGGCATTTATTGCCATTGGGATGGCTACCTTGAAGGTGTTGGCGCCACTCTGACCAAGTATTACACCGATATCGACAAGGTCTTGGATCTGATCGAAATGGGTGACGTTTCGTCCCTTGGTGAGGAAATCGGTGTCAAGCATCCGTTCTCTCGTTTCTCGACCGGCCTTTCTCAGGAAGATTGGGATGCCAAGTATGGTGATATGACCACCTTCTACACCCGCGACCGTGGCGAAGATACGCCTGCGCGAGACTTCCCTGATGCAAAGGCGTTTCGCTCTTTCTATGGTGATGCCGAGTTCTTCTACCTGTTCGATGGTAATGAGTGGACTTATGCTACCCGTGGCATGCCTTACTTCAAGGCGATTCCTGTAACCGTGGAGGCCTAAACATGAACAAGGTATCTGTAGAATTTACCCTTGACGAGCTTGATCGGCTTTCTGTTGCTTGTGATGATGCTATGTCTGCAACCAGTGACGATGACGATTACAAACATTATGGTAAGTTGCAGAGAAAGCTGGATAAGATGATCAAGGCTGCGAAGAAAGTAAAAGTAAAATGATCGATCCTAAAGATGAGGCGTTCAAGGCTTTGATGTCCATTGCCTTTTCACTCTTTTGCCTGGTTGCGGGTATCACCTGCATTTGGCTTGGTTCGAATGGCTATATTGCCACCGGCGTGTTGTTTCTGCTACTATATATCAACAGTCAGAAGGAATAGATAAATGACCGTGAACGAAATCCGTGCGTGGCTCCAGCTCCGTCTTGATGGTAGCCAAGGGCTTCTTGAGACTTCGGCTAGGTATCTGGAGTCCGCAACCGACCTCTCCGATGAAGAGATCCAGCATATTCGTGGCTATGACCGCGCCGTGCAGGAAGAGACCTGGTTTATTGAGCGCCTTCTGAGCGCGATGGAAGAAAAGGAAGTAGCATGACCTCGACAGACCTCTTTATACTTTTCGGACCTCTGATCGCCTTGTCGATTGGTATGGCTATCGCTTTGGTTGTGGTTGCAGTTAGGGATTGACAAATGACTAAGATCGTATATAATGGTTGCTTCGGTGGTTTCAGCCTTTCTACGGCTGGAGTTCGGCGATATCTTGAGTTGAGCGGTATTCCTTTCCTCGAAGAGGAAGATGATACTTGGAGCTGGAGCACCGTAAGGTTCCGTGTTGGTTATGATGAAAACGATGCACCAGATTATTTCTCTAGCTATGATATCGAGGATCGTACCGATCCCATCTTAGTCCAGGTTGTAGAAGAGCTTGGTGAAGAGGCCAACGGTGATTGTGCAGAATTGTGCATCCGTGAGTTGGAGCCTGGCACCAAGTGGCGTCTGCAAGAGTATGATGGTTCGGAGTGGATTGAGACTGAAGATGATATAGTTTGGCAGGTGGCTTGACAAGCCTTACTATATCTGCTACTATATACCCATAGTAAGTTTTTCTACGGTCTCTTAGCTCAGTTGGATAGAGCAACAGCCTTCTAAGCTGTGGGTCGATGGTTCGAGTCCATCAGAGATCGCCATGCCCCAGTAGGCCAACAGGTTAGAGTCAACGGACTTAAAATCCGTACAGTGTCGGTTCGAATCCGACTTGGGGCACCAATAAAGCGCGAGTCGCCAAGTGGTCAAGGCCGGCCGCTCATAACGGTCTTATCGGGGGTTCGAATCCCTCCTCGCGCACCATGTTCGATCTGGATACCTTGTTAACAGTCGCAATGCCAGACGACATTCGAGCCAAGGCGTGCGGCTCAGAGCAAAATCGGCTGTAGTGGTTCGAAACGCTACTGTCTGAGAAAGCACCCTCCGCTGACGACTATGCGGACTTATGAAAAAGGTGGGGTAAGAGCCCTTGTTAGTCGAGGAATTTGGAGCGTTCGTCTATCGGTTAGGATGTTAGGTTCTCAACCTAAATGGAGGAGTTCGATTCTCCTACGCTCTACCAAAAAAAAAGACTTGACACAGAATGCCGAATCATATATACTACTTCCAATGATGAGGAGAGAAAGATGTTCAAGGTAACTTTCAACTATAGAGCAAAGGATGGTTTTCTCGCAGAGGGAGAAGAGTTTTTTGCTTCAATGAAGTCCGCTTTCGCCTATATAAATAAGCTGACTGATAAGTATAACTTGATTGGTAAGGCGACAATCGAGCGAGTGAATTGAG